CAATCTACTGAATCACCCTCATTATCGCTATACTTAACGACAGCAGGTTTAGAAATAACAGTAGCATTAGCCTTGGTAGGTACAAGTCCCTTCCCCGTAGAAGAAGTGTAAATCTCAATACCAACACCATTTACTTGCCCCAAAAATACAACCACCGGAGAATTGTAGGTAGGAGCATTACAATAATCTTCTAACGTTCTCCCAAGAAGTTCAGCTTGCGTAACTCGAGCATCATAAATTTTATTAGTCTCTTCATATCCCACTTCAACAGCCGTAATATACATCACATCGTCTAAAGGAACATTAGTAACATAACAATTTCGCTGAGAACTCTTAGTTGGAGCAGTTAGACTAAGCCTCTTAAAAAGAGTACTTAGTCCATTTATCTGCCCAACACGTGCGTTATAGATTGTAACTTGCTCATTACCGGCAGAACCAAGGTTTTCAGCAATAAGCTTTTTAATCACATCATTAACCGCAACGTTTATACAAGCATCAATCTCATTAGGAAGAATAGCACGTATAGTTTGCATACCCATTTGCTGGGCCAACTGCCTAAACATAATGTGCATCTCTCCAATAGTCATACTAAATAAGTTTTAACTTATTCTTATATCCGTTTACAACAGCACTATTTTCGGGGTTCTTAAACCAAGCAACAGCTTCACCCATGTTAGCTCCAATGAAATCTCCCTCCGGTGTAAGAATATTTTGGTTATGTTGCGCCCTAATAAATTCTCCACGTGCGATAAGAGTCTCAATAAATGCTTTAATTTTGATATCGTTATCACGGAAAATCTTATTAAACTTAATCGGATCTTCAATAGAGAAGCGATCAAGCTGATTTTCTTTAGTAATACGATCTTCAAGCATAGAACTAACAATAGGACGTCCACTAATAACACAATACTGAATATAAACCGCGTCGAACATCTCAGGATCACCAACAGTTGCGACATAGTTAGCTTTAGCGTTATTAATCTCAATACGAAGCTTCTTTTGAAGCTCAGCTTCCTTATTATCATCTTTGAAGTAAAAGCGAATACTTGCATCACTATTAATGAGAGCAGTATCTTTCGCAATATCATTGTAAAGTAAACAATGACGATAAAGAATATAATCTTCAAGATTTAAAGGATAACCATATTTGTGCTTAGAACTTTCAAGTTCATTAAGAAGAGTAATCTTTTCTTTAAGAGCAGCTCGAAGATCTTTGTTGTTGCTTTTATTAGCAAGTTTATATTCGATTTCTGCTTCTTTCTTCTTAACTGCAAGATAGTCAGAATAATGATTATAATGAAAACTACAATCAAAAGTCTTACCTAATTCGTCAACAGCAACTTGAATATTATTCAGATACTGCTTAACACGAGTAACAAAGTTATCGTTATTAGGTGAAAGACCAACCAACCGAGGAAAATAGGCTTCAACCTCTTCTTTATTAGAAGAAAGAACACGAGAGCTGGAAACAGAACTACCAATAAAATCACGACGTTTAATCATAACTTTGTCATTGGCACGACGATAGAACGAATAATTCTTAACTAAAGCAATAGTGATAGTTTTTCTTTCTACATACTCTCGATTAAGATTTTCGTCAATCTTATCCTGTACTGTAACTTTTCCTTGTTCTTTACCAGTTTCGACAGTCGTCTCCTTACTGGGTGTATCCTCTACGGGGCGATTACCACTATCAGGTGTTTCAATAGAGGGTTTCTTGACAAATCCAAATCCGTTTTCAGCACCCCCTGTACCTTTATTATTTTCCATATCAATAGGAGTTTAAATGTTAATTACAATTTGCACTGCAACAGGAACATCTTAGTTGCATTGTCCACCTGCAAGCCGAGAGAATCTTTTACCTCGAACCGCGACATATCAATCTCAGTCGAAATAAAATTCGTTTCGGGAACACCCCACGAAGCAGGAACATCAGTCAGACCTTTAAGCACCTTTGCTTTATAGATTTGACCCTTCATACGAACCTTACGAACGTTCTGATGTCCGTTATACGAAGAGAAGTCAATAAAACATGCTTGGTGAGACGTAATAGGAAGACCCGAACGAGGATGAATCATACCATTCTTCTTAGCAGTTTCTGCAATCGTACTCTTATCAAAGAACGAGCAGTGCTTAACGGTAATAGTGTGGCCATCAACAGTCTTATAACGACGGAAGTACTTTCCATAGGTAAGACCAGCATCCGAACCATCAATCATCTTATCACCAAGAGGAGTTACGAAACCATTCTCCGTAGCGTCCATACGCATAGCCTCATCGAAATCTTCAATGAAACCTTTACCACCCATCAGAACAATGTTCATCGTTCCGTCATCAGTGTCGCGATCAAGAACATCACCAACAGTACGCTTAATCTTATTCAGAGTAAGATACTCACCATAAGTATCATAGTTAGACTCACGGCAAATCTCAAGCATACCAGCAGTCGTAGGAATAGGCTTACCATTGTCCATATCTTTAAGAGCAACCTCACCGTTAGTATTACGGTTATACTCAGCCATCCAAAGACGCTCTTCATTAGCAATACGCATAGTTACGTTGAATTGCCGCATTTCTTCGTTAATCCACAGCTTGTTCTTACCACCGTCGCCACCTTCAAACTCATATTCAGTAACAACATTAGCAAGATTACCAGCAATCTCTTTAGAATAACGGTGGAACTCAAGTTGAGAAGTCATTTGACCCGGCCCCATAGTATTGCTACGGTTTCCTTTCGAATACGATTCAGAAACAAGCGGAGCACCCATAGACCAATACTTACCAACAGCAAGCATTTCGGGATCAACAAAAGCATCAGGATTAGGCGACATCAAACGCAGAATGTAACCATAACCGTGAGCAGATTCTCCAAGATCACGCTGAATACGAACTTGAGTATGACCATCAGGAGCAGTCAGAGTGTATTGTTCGATAAACCAATGGGTCGAGAAGTGAACCTCAAAATCACTACCACCAACACCCGGTTTAAGATTAGCCGTATTAAAGTAAGTAACAAAATCGTCAAACTTTAAACGACCCATCGTTTTCCAAGTCCACTGAACAGTGTCAACATCGACAACACCAGCAGAACCACGACCCTCAGTAAGAAACGTCAGAGGAAAACGATCATCATCCTTACCATAATTGTAAGTAAGAAAAGCATTAATTTCGACAGGTTTCTGTAATTGAAGATTAGCAATACTCTCTTCATTAGAGTATCCTCTATCATCAAATTTACCTACCGAAAGAGTGCGCATTGAATACATAATCAATCAGTTTTTTAATTAATAAAAAGTTACTTAAAACCTAAGTCAATATCTTTACTTTTATTAGTTTGAGGTTTGTTAACTTTAACACTTGATTGGTTACGGCTCTTAGCAATCAATTTAAGTTTCTTAACTTCTTTATCATTGATAGCCATGTCAACAAGGTTGGTATAATTACCACCTACAAACTTCAAATAAGCACGAAGTATAGCATCGTTTCGTCTGTCTTCAAGACTTTCTTTTGCAAGATCGTTATCATAACGAGATTTGCCATTAGCATCAACTTGATACATGTAATTAAAGAAATCATCAGGCGTAGCACTAATCTTTTTCCCATCACGTTCAATAATGATAGTATCAGGAATTTTATATCCTGCAATAGATCTGCTGTCAATAACTTCTTTAACACCTGTCCAAAATTGAATTTCTCGTTCAATAGCTGCTTGTTCAGCCTCTTCTGCTTGTTGTGCAAGTTCTTCACGAAGAGAAGCATCTTTTTCTTGCAATGCGGCAAGTTCTGCTTTAGCAGTGTCGAGTAGCATACCATTTGCTTTAAGATAAGCAATATAGTTATCTACATTACCACTAATTTTTTGCTCAGCCCAAGACTCACGAATAATACTTTCTTGTTGTGCTTCGTTAGATTCATCAATAGTAACACCGGAACGGTCTTTAACATCAGTAAACCCTTCAATAGAACCACCATTAGTAGCAATGTAAGGAATCAAAGTTTCCAAAATAGGATACTTAGCATACAAAGTATTAATAGTAGCTTCTTGAATTTCTTCCTTTTGAACCTCAATAATAGATTCTACATAAGACTTAACACCTTCGGGAGTATTTTCAAACTCGATAGGTTTACCGTTTTCATCAGTAAGTTCGACGTCAAAAGTCTTTTGTAAAGTTTCAATACTAATCTCATCAGGATTAACATTATTTACTTCAAAACTTTCAATCCACGCTTTGACATCTTTTGCTTCTTTAAAGACGTTACCGTCTTTATCAACAACATCACCATTCTCAGCTACAGAATAAGTAGAACCATCTACTTCAATTTCAGTACCGGCTTCATAATCATGAGGAAGAGTAGTTTCAGTTCCACCATTATTATTATCGCCATCTCCAGTCTCAGCGGCACCATTATTTTTATTTACATCTTCGGTACCATTGTTTT